CCTGACTCCTCTCTCCCTGAGACTCGGGTGGCTCAGCCTGACTCGCCGTTTAATCGGGCGTAGAAAGCCAAATGAAACCCGATCAGACCAAGGTTGACCCAGTAAGACGAGGGGCAAAGAAAAAACCGCTTATAGGGGCTGTAAAGCCTCGTATACACAGTCCTTTATTAAAAGGTGCGTCAAGAATTGAAGAAGTTGCAGATTTAGCTGAGAAAATTGGCATGCCATTGCTACCTTGGCAACATTTTGTACTAGAGGATATGTTAAAGGTAGACAAGGACGGTATGTTCGTCCGCAAGACGACGCTTAATCTCGTTGCTCGTCAATCGGGTAAGACTCACTTAGCCCGTATGCGTATTTTGGCTGGTCTGTTCCTATTTGATGAAAAGAACATAATCGCTATGTCCTCTAATCGTAATATGGCATTAGATACCTTTAGAAACATTGCTAACACTATTGAGGATAACCCTTTCCTTATGCAACGGGTAAGGCGCATTAGATACGCTAATGGTCAAGAGTCAATTACATTGCTTAATGGTGCAAGGTATGAAATTGTTGCAGCTACTAGAGACGGGTCTCGTGGTAAGACAGCTGATCTGTTATACATAGACGAATTACGAGAAATCAGCGAGGAAGCATTTAAGGCAGCTACACCTACTACAAGAGCAAGACCTAATAGTCAAACATTGTTAACCAGTAACGCAGGTGACGCATTTAGTACAGTCCTTAATGATCTAAGGTCTAGGGCAATGGAGTTACCAAGTAAGACATTTGGATTTTATGAGTATTCAGCACCAATGGAAGCAAGGCAAGATATACATAATCACAAGTATTGGGTTATGGCTAACCCTGCTATTGGGCATACGGTTACCCTTGAAGCCATTGAGGAATCTATTGCAACTAACAGCATTGAAAGCACTTTGACTGAGACTCTATGTATGCAGATAGATAGCCAAGTCAGTCCTTGGACATTTGGAAGCATTGAAGCTACAAGTGACAGCGATCTTATTCTGCCAATAGGCACAATGACTGTATTGGCATTTGATGTAAGTCCAAGCAAGCGATCAGGTGCGTTGGTCGGTGCGCAGATAACCCCTGAAGGCAAGATAGGTGTTGGCGTAATTGAGACCTATACCAGCGAGGTCGCTATTGATGAGATTAAAATGGCTAGTCAGATAAATGAGTGGGCTATAAAATACCGACCTGTCAATATCGCCTATGACAAGTACGCTACTGCTAGTATTGCGCAAAGACTTACTCAATCAGGGCATAAATTGATAGACATATCAGGACAGTCGTTCTATCAAGCCTGTGGTGAACTATCTGATGCCCTCAGTAATCTCCGTCTAGTTCACCAAGGTCAACCTGAATGGGTTAACTCAATGAATAACGCAGCAATGAAAACTAATGACGCAGGTTGGCGCATTGTCCGTAGAAAATCAGCTGGAGATGTCACAGCTGCTATTGCTACGGCAATGTGCGTACACATGTTGTCAAAACCAATATCAGTTCCTCAGATTTATGTCTAGGTTTTGTGATATACTTCACCTATGGGATTTTTCCGCAATTTAATTGGTCTAGAGGATAAATCAACAATTAAGGCGCAACTTGCCCCACCTGTCGTTTCAGACCCTTTTAATTTTTACTCGCAGTTCACACCATTTCAATCTGTATCAAGAGAAGAAGCTGTAACTGTTCCTAGCGTTATGCGATGTCGCAATTTAATCGCAACAACTATTGGCGTAATGGAATTAAAGACTTATTCAAAAGCAACAAAAGAGGAAATACCTAATTTACCTTGGGTAAACCAATTATCTAAGTCAGCACCTAACTCAGTTATATTAACGGCAGTAGTTGACGCTTTAATTTTCTACGGAACTGCTTATTTAGAGGTAACTGAGGTTTATCAAGATGATAACCGTCCAGCAAGATTTGATTTTGTAAATAACACACGAGTACAAGTACAGCTTAATAAATTAAACACCTTTGTTGACTTTTATACAGTAGACGGTCGTGAACGACCAATGTCAGGTATTGGCTCACTTGTAACTATTCAGTCACCTATTGACGGTATCCTTCACGCTGGCGCAAGAACATTAAGAGCCGCTATTGACTTAGAAAAAGCAGCTTCAGTAGCCGCCTCGACTCCAATTCCTTCAGGTATCTTAAAAAATAACGGTGCTGATTTACCAGCTTCCGAAGTTTCAGGATTATTAGCAGCATGGAAACGATCACGAGCTGAGCGATCAACTGCTTACCTAACTTCAACTTTAGAATATCAACCAACTTCATTCAGTCCTAAAGATATGTTATACACAGAATCCATTGCTTCAATGGCAACTCAAATTGCAAGACTTTTCAACATAAATGCGTATTACATAAATGCAGATACTAATTCGACAATGACCTACTCGAATGTTCAAGACGAGAGGCGTCAATTCGTTAGTCTATCGCTGCAACCCTATGTAAGTGCGGTAGAGAATCGTTTTAGCATGGACGATCTATCACCTAACACCCAGTTTGTTGCATTTGATATGGACAGCGGATTCCTACGGGCTAACCCAATGGAAAGATTAAATGTAATTGAAAAAATGCTTACCCTAGGTTTAATAACCGTAGAGGAAGCCCGAGCAATGGAAGAATTGAGTCCTAATGGAAATAATTAACTTTTCAGCTGATTTAACAGCTTCAGAATCACGCCGCATTATTGCTGGCAAGATCGTACCTTTCGAGAACGAGATCGGTGATACAAGTGCTGGCAAGGTAATCTTTGAAAAAGGTTCTATTCAAATTGATGATGTTAAAGCAGTTAAGTTATTACTAGAGCATGACCCTAAGCAACCTATTGGTCGTATGCAAAAGGCTGAGGACGATGACTCAGGCATTTATGCAGAGTTTAAAGTCTCCAACACCACACGAGGAACAGACAGTCTAATTGAAGCGTCGGAAAACCTGCGCAGCGGTCTTTCAGTTGGTGTTGAAGTTATTAAAGGAAAAAATAGCAATGGCGTGTACAGAGTAAGTGCAGCACGCCTAATTGAAGTTTCACTTGTACAAGCTGCGGCGTTCAAGTCGGCAGAGGTGCTAAGTGTTGCTGCGTCACAAGACGCAGAAGTAACAACCGAAACCAAAACAGAAAATGAGGAAATTGTGGAAAACACAAAACCTGAATCTGTTGCGACTGAGGTAACAGAGACCGTTGCGGTTGAAGCCTCTGCTCGTCCAACAGTAGCAGCACCAATTTATACTAAGCCTCGCTTAGAGTTCACAAAAGAGAAATTTCTAGAAAACACTCTGCGTGCGCAATACTTAAACGATCACGACGCTCGCCAATACATTGCAGCAGCAGCAGATACAACTGACAACGCTGGTTTAATCCCAACTCGTCAGCTAACTGAAGTTATCAACCCATTGTCAAATGCTGATCGTCCATTTATTGATTCGATTTCATCAGCAGCACTACCTGACGCTGGTATGTCATTTGAAATTCCTAAATTGACACAAACACCTTTAGTAGCTGCAACAGCTGAAGGCGCAGCACCAGCAGAGCGTGACCAAAATGTTGCGTTCATTTCAGTTCCAGTCACCAAGTTCGCGGGTCGTCAAGAATTTTCTGTAGAGCTATTAGATAGGTCGAGTCCAGCGTTCTTCGCAGAGCTAGTTCGTCAAATGGAGTTTGCTTACGCAAGCGCAACTGACGCAGCTGTAGGAACTGCTTTAATTAACGGTGGAACAGACGGCGGAAACCGCACTCTTACTGCTGCTAATATCCAAGACTTTATTTCAGACGCCGCTGTTTCTATCTACAAGGGAACACTTGGCTTCGCTGAAAATATCGTAGTTTCACCTGAGCAATGGGGCGCATTGATGGGTCTAGTAGACGGTTCAAACAGAGCTGTATTTACTCAGACAATTAACCCACAAAATGCTTCAGGTAACCTAACACCTACAAATATCCGAGGCAACATTGGCGGATTAAACCTTCGTGTATCTCGTGCATTAACTGACGGTTCAGGCGTTGGCGACAACACAATGATCGTTATTAACCCACAGGCTTACACATGGTACGAGTCAAGCAAGTACCGTCTAGAGACCAATGTAATCGCAACAGGTCAGATTCAAGTTGCTTACTACGGTTACGGTGCAGTAGCAACTAAGGTTGCAGCTGGTTCATACCGCTGGATGGTTGCATAACCTTCCGTTAAAGGAAATAACTGTATAGGGGCGTTGGAAGCCTTCGCCCCTATACTCTAAGAAAGGACGACATGCCAGCAACAACACCAACCATTGCGGAGTTACGCAGCGTATTGGGTATTGGCTCCCTTTATAGTGACAGCGTTGTTGATGAGGTGTGTCAATCGGCACAAGACATAGTTTTTTCTTATTTATGGTTTA